ACGAAGTTACAGCAGTATCAGTCTTATCAGTACCTACTTCAAACTCAGGAGGGTACAGTGGTGCTACAGGTCCTACAGGACGTAAAGGTGCTAACTTACCAATTTACAGATTAAATATTTCAGGAGATACTGGACTAGCAAGTGCTATAACAGGAAATCATAATCCTTCATTGGCATCAGATGCTTCATCATATGTGATAATGAGAATGAACAAGAATCACTTGTTCTCAGGTGTATCAGGTGTGACAAGTATACGACCTTCAACAGCATTAATATTTGATGAGAATCCAGGAAGAGTATACAGAACAATTAGTTTTAACAATCAAGATTCTGATAATAGTGCATTAGCGGCAGATAGATTCCAAATTGTTTTTGATTCAGGATTTAGTCATTTAAATCTTACAGTAAATCAAACAGAGGCAGTAAACAATACATACGCTGGTTCTGGAACAACAATGGGTGCGACAGTAGGTGACGTTGTCATTGCTATCGAAAAACTTACTGCTACTGGTATAGCTAGAATTAACAACAACGATATGATTATGGCTTGGGGTGGTAAATTACACCAAGTTACAAATTATACAGATAGAACAACATTTGCCACAGTACAACTAGGTGATGTTGCGGCATCAAACATTAACAGTGACAGTGGATTATTCAGTGGAGCAGGTATAGCTAAAAAAGTTTACAGCGCCGGTGGAACCACTGCTATAACATTAACATTATCATTAGCAGGAAACGAAGCCGCTAATATTACAGTTGGTATCTCAACACTTAGAGCAAACGGACACGACTTTGATAAAATAGGTACTGGTGGATTTAATACAACTAACTATCCAAGTATTATTTACGGTGAGCCTGTTAATGCGGCTACCCAAGCAAATGAGGTTGTTGAAAGAGGAAAAGGAAGAGTATTCTTTGCCTCAACTGACCAAGACGGATTCTTTAGAATTGGTAAGTTCTTTAGTGTAGACCAAGGAACAGGTACAGTTACATTCGCGGCAAGCATAGCAATCAGTAACTTAGACGGACTAGGATTTAAACAAGGTGTAAGAATTACAGAATTCAGTAATGACGACACTATGTCAGATGCTGATCCAGCGGCAGTTCCAACTGAATTTGCAACTGAATCGTTTACTACAAGAAGGTTACACTTTGACCGCGGCGGCATACTACAAACAGTAGGAACCATAGGTCCAGGTGTTGTTGCTAGAGATGGTACAACGCCATTGACAGGAAATTTAAGTGCTGGTAGCTTTAAAATATTTAACCATGCTGATCCAACTAACCAACAAGATGTAACAACTAAATCTTATGTAGATGCTAGAACACCTTTTGGTAGTGAAGCAATAGGAGTTAATATTGCTAACAGAGCAACAAACGATTTCTTAGTTTGGAATGGATCCAGTTATGATAACGCTAGTCCGGCAGGTGATATTGGTATAAGCGTTGTTGGTAACATTGCTACGTTTTCAATTACCGCAGATAGTATTGTTAACGCAGACGTTAACACTAATGCCGCAATAGCTCAAAGCAAGTTGGCAATGAATGCCGCAAGTACAAGGGCTAACGCAACAGGTATTACACAAGCCGACTTAGGATTAGCAAGTTTTGATTCAGGTGACTTTACTGTTACTAACGGATTTGTTACATTAAAAGAAGGTAGTGTTGATTACTCAGACTTACCTGATATGGCAACTAAAACAGTTTTAGCTAACATCACAGGTGGAACAGCAGATACGGTTGCAGTTACAATTGACGACTTAGTTGATAACTACAGTAAATTTACAACCACTGGTGTTGCTTCTAGAATTGTTAAGACTGGAACAGATGGTAGTATTGACACACAAAAATTAAAATTAGATAACTATGAAGTTTTAGATCAAACTAACTTAACAATGACACTTAAGACACCTGGTGGTGCTAAAGTGTTTGATACTGTTGGATCTGTACCAAGTAATACTACAACAACATATCCTGGTTCAATACAAATTGGTGGAACAGATACAACACCATCTTTCTTCCAAAAGAATAGTAGTTATGGAGATCCAAGTGATGCTACTCTTAATGAACCAAGACTAGCAAGTGATTGGGTGTATACTTCGTTTATTGAAGCACCTGGAGAAAAAGGAGCTTCGTCAACTGGTATTGCTGTTGGAGCTGGTACAGGATTTACAGCGGCAGGTGAGATAGCAATTATAGCAAACAATAACGTAGCGGCTATCAAGTTTACACAAACAGCGGCAAGTCCTTCAAGTAATAACGGTTATGCTTTAGGAACATCAGCTTTAAGATACTCAACTGTATATGCCACAGCATTAGATGGGTTGGCTACATCAGCAAAATATGCTGACTTGGCAGAGAATTATCTAGCAGATGCGGAATACGAAGTAGGAACTGTTTTGATCTTTGGTGGTGAACAGGAACTTACAACGACAGATATGAAAGGTGATACCAAAGTAGCAGGAGTTGTTTCGGAAAATCCAGCACACTTGATGAACAGTCAACTAGAAGGCGATCATGTAACACCGTTAGCATTACAAGGTAGAACTCCTTGTAAGGTAATTGGACAAGTTAAAAAAGGTGACATGATAGTTACAAGTGCTATAGCAGGGTATGGTATGGTAAACAACGTACCAGGTATAGGAACAATAATTGGTAAAGCAGTGGGCACAAAAGATGATGACGGACACGGCATTGTTGAAGTTGTGATAGGGAGAGTATAATGGCTATTCTAACTATAAACATAGGAACAAGTGCAAACAAAGGCGATGGTGATCCGTTAAGAGTAGCATTTGATAAAATTAACAAAAACTTTGCGGAACTTGATGTTAGTAATACTAAAAGAGACGTTGTTGGTTCAGTGTTCGCAGACGATTCTACATTATTAGTAGATGCTGTAAATGGAGTAATACCAGGGTACGTTAGTTTAACAACACTAAAATCAACAGTAGCGGCAAGCACCGACTTCGCAGATTTTAAAAACCGAATAGCGGCGCTGAGTTAGAGAGGATGATTAAACATGGCAAATAGATTTCCAATTATAGTTGATAGAGATGATCAAAACAAGCTAAAAGAATTACCGGCAGGTGATAATCTCGATCTTACAGGATCAGGTATAGTTGGTGCTGGAAGCATTGCGGCAACAGGACTAACAATAGGTGGTGTCAGTTATAATCCTTTCAGTGGTAGCTACACAGATCTAACAAATAAACCAACAGTAGCCGCGAACACAGGCGAATTACCAGAAGGTACTAATTTATACTTTACCAATGAGCGAGTAGACGATAGGGTTGCGGCAGTACTAAGAGAAGGTACTGGAATAGATATCGTGTATGACGATCTTGCTGGAACTATTACAATTACAAATACAGGAACAAGCAGTGGAGGTAGTGGAGGACTTGCTCCAGCGACAAACTTTGACGGATTAGCAAATAATCAAATTATTAAATATTCAACTACAGGCAATACCGATGGTGGAGCGGCATGGGTAAACGGAAGCATTAACTACAGTGAGATAATCGGAACACCTAGTCTTGCTACTGTGGCTACCACTGGTAGTTATACTAATCTTACAAATAAACCTACTTTGGTAGATGACATAAGTGATTTACTAGATGTAGATACTATTTCAAATCCTCCTTCTACAGGACAGGTACTTAAATGGGACGGTGCTAAATGGGCACCCGCAGATGATATTACAACAGGAGGCTCGGGACTCAACGCAGATACACTTGATGGATTCGATGGATCATACTATTTAAATTACGCAAACTTAACAAACAAACCAACTTTATTTGACAGTCAGTTTAGTTCGTTGACAGGAACTCCTACAACTTTATCAGGTTATGGAATTACAGATGCCATTAGTTCTAATCAAAGCTATACACAAAACGGATCTATTACTATTAATGATGACAATGGATTACAAATCGGCGGCAGTTCTATTAGTAAAGTTTCATTAGGTATAACAGGCGGTAATGTTGTTTTACAAAATTTAGTTAATGAACAAGACTTTGAAATAAAAGTCAAACCTATTGCTGGTGTAATCACAGCATTAAAAGTTGATACAGGTTCTGGTAGAGTAGGTATATACAAAACAACACCAACAAGAACACTAGACGTTGGAGGCGACGTTGGTGCTACAAACTTCTTTGGTGGCGGATCAAACTTAACAGATATTACTCTTACACAGGTTACTACAGCTGGATCAGAAACAACCAACAGCGTAAGTTTTGGAAATGTAAATCCATCGGCTGATAGCACATACAGTTTAGGATCTAACACTATTAGATGGGCAAACACTTATACGGATAACTTGTCCATTGACGGAGGTTCAACATTCGCAGATGGAGCATTAAGTATTAAAACAGGCACAGGTAGTGTAGCTAGAATTGATTTATATTGTGAAACAAACAATGTACACTACGTTAGAATAGAACCACCAGCACATGCTAACTATAGCGGAAACGTAACATTGACATTGCCTAACGCTTCAGGTACTATTGCTCGTACAGCAGATATCCCAACTGTTCCTTCTACTATAAGTTCGTTTACTAATGACTCAGGTTATCTTACAGGAATAACAGGCCAGGCTATTAATAATTTGGCTGATGTAAACATCTCAGCTTTGGCAAACGGCGAAATTTTAAAATGGAATAGTAGTACTAATTATTGGGAAAACGGCACAGGCGGCGGTCAGGTTGGAAACTTTACACTATCTAATAGTGTAATTGACACAGACGATAGTTCACAGATTGTAATGACTCCAAGTGTTAGAATGAGCAGTGACCTTACTGTTGATGGAAATTTAACAGCACAAAAATTTACAGCTGATACATTTGAAAGTTCTGGTGTAGGTACACCACAAATAGATAGTGCTAGTTCTATTGAACTTATAGCACAGGATCAAGTTAAGATTACAAGCAGTCCTTTACGTCTAGCAAGTTTTACAAGCACACAAAGAGATGCATTAACAGCCGGCAACGGAGATACTATTTACAATACAACAACTAACAAGTTCCAAGGATATGCAAACGGTGCTTGGGTTGATTTACATTAAGGAGCAGACATGAGTGAAAAAGAATATGTTGTTACCTTAAACAAAGGTGTTGACTATAGTGAATTTAATCAAGAAATGATTGCTTCGACTGGAGCAGGAGATATTCCGAATAGAACTGTAGACGTTGCTGACCCTAGAGCTTTATCAACAAGAAACACGCACTATGCCCTTACAGATGCTGAAGCAGTCGCTTTACGCAGTGATAGTAGAGTTACTGATGTACAGCTACGTCCTGAAGATAGAGATGATATTGAAATTGGATATGATGCTGTTCAAACAGCTAATTTTAATAAGTCATCTTCTGATTCGGGCGATTACAGAGACTGGGGTAAAATAAGACATAGCTTTGTAGAAAACAAATATGGAACATCAACTTCTTTAAGTTCTAATCCATTTGATAGACCTTATTCAATGGACGGCACTGGTGTTGATATTGTTATACAAGATAGCGGTCTCCAAGTAGACCATCCTGAATTTAATGATGCCAGCGGAGTATCAAGAGTACAGCTAATTGATTGGTATTCAGAATCAGGAATATCTGGTTCACAAAGTGTTAACCATTACAGAGACTATGATGGACATGGTACACATTGTGGAGGAACAGCAACTGGATTAAACTTTGGTTGGGCTAATAATTCAAAAGTATATAGTGTAAAAGTAAGTGGTTTAGAAGGTAGTGGAGATAGTGGCGGTATTAGTACAAGTTTATGCTTTGATGTAATCAAAGGTTGGCATCAAAATAAACCAGTAGATCCAAAGACAGGATATAAAAGACCTACTATAGTAAATGCTAGTTGGGGTTACAGCGGAAATATAGGACAAAGTTTTTCTAACATAGAAAGCTACGTCTATAGAGGAGTCACTTATAATTCAAGCACAGCTGGTTGGGATAGCACATCAACAGCATATCATAGAGACACATATGGATTTTATCCTTATTATAGATTTCCAGCTTACAGATATCCATTAAGGATTGCTTCTGTTGATGCTGATGTACAAGATTGTATAGATGCTGGCGTACATATTTGTATAGCCGCAGGTAATAATAGTTTCAAAGCAGATACTTCTGTAGGACCAGGAGTGGATTACAATAATGTAATTTTTTGGAGTGGTGGTTCAAACAACTTCTATCATAGAGGTAGTTCTCCTTTTGATGAAGGAGCCAATATGGTAGGTTGTACAGATAGCACTCCTGAAAACGCAACAACAGAAAGAAAGACCAGTTTCAGTACAACAGGACCAGGAGTAAGTATTTTTGCCGCTGGTGAAAATATAATGAGCTGTTTCAGTACAACAAATAGATATACTGATGGTGCGTACTTTGGGAATAGTAGTTTTAGAGTAGGAAACATAAGCGGAACATCAATGGCATCACCACAGGTATGCGGAGTGGGTGCTTTATATTTACAAGCTGATCCTAGCTTAACTCCAGCTCAATTAAAAAGTAAATTAGAAAATGATGCCTTGGCAGTCTTGAAAGACGAATCAAATAACGCTAACTACGGTGACACAACAGATATATGTGGTGCTGAAAACAGAATGTTATTTAATAGATACAATAGAGCTAATCCTTATACCAGTAACATATACGGTATGAGAAAAAAGAATAGGTAAATACAGTAGGAAACAGATATGGCAATACAAACAGTAAACATAGGAACAATAGCAAACGACGGCACAGGTGATGACCTACGTGAAGCGTTTGTAAAAGTTAACAACAACTTCACAGAACTAGATGCTAGAGATCCTGAAAAAACTACAGGTGCTAATCTTGGCTCAGCAGGTGAAGGAGTATTTGCTCAAGTCAATGCCGCAGAGATGCAATTTAAAAAATTAGTTGCTGGTACTGCCGTAAGTTTAGCAAGTGATAATAACACTATTACAATAAATTCTACAGCAACTGGATTACCTCAATTACAAGTGTTTGCTGACAATACTAATGCTACTTTTGATGCTAACAATACAGCATTAACAATAGCAGGTGGAAATTTAGTAACAACTAATTTAGTTGGAAGTACAATTACTATTACATCTGAAACTTCATTATTTACAGATACAACACCTAAACTAGCCGCAAACTTAGACGGACAACAAAAAGAGATTATTAATACAAGCGATATTAAAAGTAAGATATACGGAGTAGATATTAGAGATATAAAAGATGTTGCTCCTTACTTGACATTTGATCAAGGACTTGTTTTTCCAACATCTTTTTCTAGTTCACTAGATTACCTAGTAGACGCTTTAAGTATTGATTTTGATAACGGATCATCTACATTTACAGCTTCTGCTTTACCTACCGCAGATATGGGTACACTTCCTACAGCATAAATATAGTATAGGAGTACAAAATGTCTGAACTATGGACTGTAAACACAGGGCACAACCTCGGAACATACAATGAAAGCGTAACGCAAACTATCGCATTACCTGTGAATGCTGTGGACAGCATTACACTTATAACAGGATCTCTTCCAGGAGGTTTACGTTTAGCAAATAATAATAGTTTGATAGGTACTCCCTATGAAGTCAAATCTTTAAAAGAATTTCAATTTGTCTTAAGAGCTAGAAAAGGCAATACAATAGATGATAGAACATTTAAAATTACAATAGATGGAGCCGATGCTCCGTCCTGGGTAACAACACAAGGTTCATTGCCGTTAGGTCCTAATCAAAAATTTTATATATTGGACAGTAGTCCTGTAGACTTTCAATTACAAGTAATTGATCCTGATATTCCAGCAGGAGATAACTTAGAATATTTTATAGCAGACGGTGAGGGAGAATTACCACCTGGAATAGAACTAGGTAGAACTACTGGAAAACTTACAGGAATAGTTGAACCGTTGTTAGCTTTAGAAAAGAGAGCGGCATCGGGGTTTTACGATTCTAATACGTTCGGCGAATTTCCTTTTGATTTTGGTGTTCAGAGTTTTAATGGTTATAGTAGTTTTTATTATGATACAAACTTTTATGATTTTGCTATTCCAACACAAAGTCCAAGAAAATTAAATAGATTTTACGATTTTACTGTATCAGTAAGTGACGGCATAGTCATAGCAAAAAGAAGCTTTCAAATCTATTTGGTAGGTGACGATTTCCTCAGAACTGATAACACATTAATGCAGTTAGGAACAGGATTATTCTCAGCAGATAACACTTTTCTTAGAGCACCTGTTTGGTTAACTCCAAGTGATTTAGGTTACAGACGTGCTAACAATTATGTAACATTATTTTTAGATGTTTACGATCCAACAAGTAATCAAGGTATTATTAGTTTTACAGTTAAAAAAGCAAATCCAGATGGAACAGCAAGTGCGTTACCTCCAGGTTTAAGTATAGATTCAACAACAGGTGAAATAGGAGGATTAGTTCCTTATCAACCTGCTGTTACAAAAGAATATAAATTTACTATAGAAGCCTTAAGACAGTTAGGTTCCGCGGCAAGTACATCTTTCCAATCATTTTTTAATAACATCGGAGTTGGACAAACTTGGTCAGGAGAGCAAAATGTTCCTTTCTTTAATTTTGCTGAGCAAAACTTTATTGGACAAAATAATGAAACTGGTTGGATAGTTTTTAATAGTGTTCCTGTAACTACAGCAGATGCTAGTGATAATTCAAAATATACATTACAAGGAATAATTGATCAATCTGTATGGGTGGTTAAAAATGGTAGAGTAGTTGGTACAGCAACAGATAAAACTTTGACAAGAGTAGAGCAAGGTGATAGTGATTTAATTAGATCAAGTTTTAAAGGAAGTATTACTGATGTTGGTTTTAGAACATTTGATTCTAGTGGGCAAGTAACTGCCAATAAAGTTGTTACAATGTCCTTTTATGATTATGATGAAAGAATTACATCAGAAACTAATCAAGTTATAGCAAAAGATAAAACGTTTACTGTAAAACTTCTAGGAGAAGTTGAAAGTGTTATAACTTGGAATACATTAAGTGATCTAGGAAACCTAAGAGCAAATTTTATTTCAACGTTATCAGTTAATGCTACAAGCACAGTTCCTAATGCTGTATTAGTGTATTCACTAGACAGTGGAAAGTTGCCTCCAGGAATTACTTTAGCTATAGACGGACAGCTACAAGGTAAGATAAGACAGTTTGGAGAAACAGGTAAGCCTGGACTTACCACATTAGATAAGTCAACAGGTGTGTTTACTTTAGATGGTGGCACAACAACTTTAGATAGAAAATATACATTCACAGTAAAAGCTCAAGATCAATTTGGATTCAGTGCTACTACTAGAACGTTTACTTTGTCTACTACTGATCCAAACGATTTACTTTATAGTAATATTAGTATGGTGCCATTAATGAAAAATAAAGATAGGTTAAGTTTTAGAAACTTTATATCAGATCCTAATATCTTTCCGCCTCAAGCAGTATACAGACCAAATGATCCTGCGTTCGGATTACAAGATCAAATTAAGGCATTAGCCTATGCTGGAATTGAAACAAAAACAGTAGGAGAATTTGTTGGAGCAGTAGCAAAAAACCATTTAAGTAAAAAATACAAATTTGGTTCAGTCAAAAAAGCTATAGCAAAAGCAACAGGAACCAACACAACTGTATATGAAGTAATTTATGTAGAACTTGTTGATCCATCTGAACCTACTACAGGAGAAACTAACCAACAATTTATTACTACCACTAGTAAGAAAGTTACAGTTGACAGTATACAATTTGAAGTTAACGATGATAATACTGGTGTAGGTACTGGACAAGGATTCTTTGATATAGGGTTACGTGGAGGAGATGGAAAGTCTCCAGCGTCAACAGGAACAATTACTATCTTTACCAGAACAGCGCCGTTGTTATTCAATCCAGGTAATCAAATCACTGTAACAGATCAAAATGGAAGTGTTATAGTAGTGGCAAACATTGACGATAGTATAAACAGTGATCCTTTAAGATTAAGACCGGTAACGAACACAATCAAAATAGACAGTGATGCTGTTAAGATAAGCGATAGTGCTGATCAAAGAAAGTATATTAGTAATATAACAAATATGAGAAAACGCATAAGAGCATTAGGAAATAACTTGCGTGAATTTTATCCGTTATGGATGCGTACATCTCAAACTACAGGACAAGGTGAATTGGGTTTTGTGTTAGCAGTACCTTTAGTTTACTGTAAACCAGGACAAGCAGATGCTGTCTTATTGAATATTACAAATAGTACTTTTGATTTCAAAACTTTAAATATAGAGATTGATAGATATAATATCGATTCAACTAAAAATAACAGTAATGAACAATATATCAAATTCGCTGATTTCCAGTTCAACGTATAATAAATATTTTGTTGGAGTAACAAATGGCTGGTATTAGCAAATCTCAAAAACTAGAATTATCAAATATAGCAGTTGAACTAGATTCAGAGGAAGTTGGATTAATAAGGTATGTATTAGAAAGCTACTTTACTATGACATCTGTAGCTAGATTAGTCAATACGCTAAAATCTTGCAAATACGCTGTACAGAATAATATTCCAGGAGATTTTGTTGAATGCGGTGTTTGGCGTGGAGGTCATGGAATACTGGCTAAAAAAATATTTGAACGAATGGGATCAAACAAAAAAGTTTGGATGTTTGATACATTTGAAGGAATGGCAGAACCTACAGAGTTTGATGTAAACGCAAGAACAAAAGAGTTAGCAACAGTAAAATATAATGAAACAAAAACCAATACGCATGTTGATTGGTGTTACGCATCTTTAGAAGATGTGAAAAAATGTTGTGTATCATCAGGTATAGACACAACTAACATAAATTTTATTAAGGGTGATGTTTGCGAAACATTAAAAGACCCAGATAATAGACCAACACAGATATCAGTGCTTAGATTAGACACTGATTGGTATAAGTCAACTAAGACTGAATTACATTGGTTGTATCCTATTTTAAGTGCTAATGGTGTGTTAATCATTGATGATTACGGGCATTGGCAGGGATCGCGTAAAGCAGTAGACGAATATTTTGCCAAAACACAATACAAACCTTTGTTTAACGTGGTAGATTTTACAGGACGTTCAGCAATTAAGATAAATAATATGACAGGAGAATAGCATGGCTAGTAATATAAATGATACGGGTGTAAACAAGGATTACCCAGTAGCAGGTCAAGATAACGATTCACAAGGATTCAGAGATAACTTCAACGTTATCAAGGATAACTTTGTTGCCGCAAAAAGCGAAATTGAAACCCTACAAACTAATACAGCAAAGCTGAATGCTTCAAATAACTTCTTAGCAAATAATATTCAAAACGCAAACTTCATTAACAACAGTTATGGTTATTTTGCTGGTGGAACAGTCAACTCTAGTCAAAACGTAAACTATAGTAACGGAAACTATCAGGCATTTACTGTTGGTGCTGATATTACACTTACATTCGCAGAATGGCCAGCAACAACTAAAACTGGTGTAGTCAGAGTTTTTGTAAACAATGACGGTGTACAAAGAACAATTACTTTCGCTTCGAATGCCGGAGCAGGTACAATCAAAAGAAATAATAATTGGTCAGGAGCAGGAAATACATTTGTTATAGACACTCCTAACACAAGGACTTATGTATTCGAGTTTATTAGTTTCGATGCTGGTGCGACTGTATTCGCAGATTACATTGGTTACTATGAATAATGATTCATCCATTTAGTGAAGATACTGCTGACCTATCTGTAAACGAGTTACATGATAAAGTAGCAGAGTTATCCAAAAAATATTTTCAAACTCAAAATCCTCAGGTAAAAGAACAAATATCTACGTTTATTGAGTTTTACAAACAAGAAGCCCGAATAAAAGAAGAAAAACAACGCCAAGAAGAACAAAATGGCAATTTAGATCTTGACAATTTGATCAATGTATCGTAAAATATAATTAATGCTTATGAAGACAGATAATTTCGGAATACCCAAGTTCACGGGCGAAGATCTAGTAGATTTGATTTACGAAGGTAAAATCAATAAATGCCACACGGTGTTATGTGAACCTACTGAGGAAGTTGATAAGTTCAACACCTTGGCAGAAGAGTTTGGTATTCCTACACTAAAAAAATACAAAGAAGTAGATGTTTCAAAAGAGCAGTTTGATGAGATTTGTCAAAGCGAATGGTTTATGCCTGATTACTACAAACGCATAGACGTCGAAAAGTATCTTAAAGACAAATGTACAAATTCAAAAGAAATTGAAAGAGTTGAACAAGAACTAGTAGAGTATGAACAAAGGCAGATGTATAATTTGTTAAGGTACATGATCTATCTAGTAGACTTTATGAGAGAAAATCATATTGTTTGGGGTGTAGGCAGAGGATCTAGTGTAGCCAGTTACATACTATATTTAATTGGTATACATAAAGTAAATTCAATCCAATATGACCTGGATTACACCGAGTTCTTGAGATAAGTACATATATAATAGAAGGAGGTCAGTTATGGCAGTTAGACAAACAGGTAGAAAACAATACCGTACAATGCAAGGTAAAAACGTTGATATGGATCTTCTACGTCAAAGAAATGAACTTACACCAGCAGTTGGTAACGTAAGAGTTAACGCAAGAGGCGACGAGCTAGGCCCAGGTGGTAAGATTGTTAGAAAACGTGAAGAAGTCCTTAGAGACTATTACGAAGACAATGTACCTGCTACCGAGTTCGAAACACCAGTTCAGTCAGCAAAAGTAGAAGCGGACGAAGCTCCAGCAGTACAAGTAGAAGAACAAAAAAAATCTTCTAGTGTAAAAGCAAAGTCTGGAAAAACTAAAGCGGAAACCGCTGAAGAAGATTGGGTTGAAGACAAAGACGGCAATTTTGTTAAAAGAGGTGCGTAATGGCAACTAATCTACATACAATTCAGGGAGACCTTACCCCTGTAAAAAATAGAGTATTAGTAAGGGACATGTATTTCGGAGAGCAGAAAACAGCAGGTGGTTTGATTATTTCAAACGACGATGGTACTACCCGAGGTATATATCCTAGATGGGGTAAAGTTTATGCTAAAGGACCAACCAACATAGATGATTATGATGTTGGTGATTGGATACTAATACAGCATGGAAGATGGACTAGAGGAATTAACATTCATAACGGAGCAGAAGAAGTCGAGCTTAGAATGGTTGAAGCAGAAAGTGTTTTAGCAGTAAGTGAAGAAAGACCAAGTGATGCTATGATTGGTCAAGAATATTCCGATGGCCCAGTTGACATTCGACCTGAAGAATTTATGGGGTGACCAAATTGATAGATTTAGAAACAGTTAAAAGAAATACAGTAGATAAGAAACCCACTAGCATAGTAGACCTAAACAAATATAAACAGTTTGTAGAAAAAGTTACATCAGATGAATCCAATGATTGGTCATTTACCCAAGCCAGACTTCACGAGCTTAATGACGAAGTTAATATATCATTGTTGTTAACCGGAGCAATTGGTATTGCTTCAGAAGGAGGCGAGTATGCTGAGATTGTTAAGAAATGTATATTCCAAGGTAAGCCTTTGGATGATGACACGAAATTTCATATTAAGCGAGAACTTGGTGATATTATTTGGTATTGGATTAATTCATGCCGGGCGTTGGATCTAGACCCAAATGAAGTAATATCAGAGAATGTGAATAAATTAAGTTCTAGGTATCCAGATGGAGAGTTTGATGTCCATTATTCAGAGAATAGAAAAGAAGGCGATTTGTAATACCAAAAAGTCTTGACATTCCGTGTTGTTTATGTTATTATATACAAAATAGGAGTGTAAAATGAAGTTTCCAAAACCACAATCAAGCGGTATCGGTACAACAGGAGTTGTAGGCGTTGCCCTTATGACATTACATTTACTGGATATTATACAAGGCTGGGGATGGCCAATACTGTATGTATTACTTATTTTAATAGCAATGGGTCAAGAAAATAGGAAAGGCTAATGGCAAAAAGAAACAAACTTGAAAGAAAGCTAGACGAATACAATCATACAATGGAACTTATTAGAACCATTGTACCAATTGCTGTCTTAGTTTTACAAGTTATTATTTTAGTGAAGTTAATGTAAATGGGTAAAAGTGTTTATGATATAATAAAAAGACGTAAACATGTGGTTCATTACGACATGAATCAAATTCCATCAAAAGTAGAGATAGAGAAATGTTTAAGAGCGGCATGGTCAATGACTCCTTCAAAACAAAACTGCCATCCTTATAGTATTAATATATTAGGTCCAGAACACAAAGAACAAAAAATTAAACTATGGAATTTAGTAAAAGGTAATCATTATACAATGGAAGAAAAAGGTGTACAAGTAGGAATGATAGACTCAGTAAGCGGTAGACCTAATCCTTACTATTATCATATAAAGATAAATCCTTACACACTTATCATTACACCAAGACTAATTTTAAAACAAAATGAACATTATACAAGGCAGATTAAAGGGGGACATTACATGGAGCAAATGGACCCTGTTAGAATGGAGAGCAGAAAAGATATAGATTCAATTTCAGTTGAAGTAGGATTTTTCTGTGCGAATCTATGTGCTTTATTGATGGAAAGAGGATTAGATATAAGTTATACAAATTGCTTTCCAAGACGTTTAGAATATTGGAAAGAGTTTCCTTTTTTAAAGTATGCTCCTGTTCTACTAGTTAGTATAGGAAAGGCTGAACATTATAGAGGACTTGTTGAAGGAGATACGAAAGCACCCTTTAAAGATATAATAGAATGGAGATAGTATGGCAACACATGGAATGATAGATTTAGAAACACTAGGAGTTAATCCTGATAGTGTTATTATCACACTAGGTGCGATAAAGTTCAACCCTTTCAATAATACAGAGCCACATAACCCTTTGTACTTAAGATGCGACATAGAAGAACAAAGTGAAAATCTAAATAGAAAAATAGATGAAAATACTATGAAATGGTGGGGTAAACAATCGCAAGAAATACAAGACGAAGCGTTTGGTGATCATGATCGAGTTGACAGTGAAGAACTTACTAAACAACTAAACAAATGGTGTGTTGGACTAGATTATATTTGGTGCCAAGGTCCTGCGTTTGATTTTGTTATGTTACAAGATTTATACAAGGATTTAGGAAAACCTGTGCCCTGGAACTTCTGGCAAATAAGAGATAGTAGAACATTATTTAAGATGCTTCCACAAGATCCTAGAAAAAAGATTCAACAGTCGGCACATAACGCATTAGCAGATTGTTACTATCAAGCAAAATGTGTTCAAGAAACATACGAACATTTTGGAGTTAAAAGTGAAAGCTAGAAAATTAATTGATGGAAGTATAGTAGAAGAACTAGATAAACCTACAAAATTGGTTATAGAAACAAAATGTCCAGGTAAATGGAAAATAGTCGACATGGAAACAGGTCAAGCATATATTGGAACGGACAAAGATAAAAAGTTTCAGTATTGGCAATCTATAGACAATGATAGATTGACAAATATAGAAAAAGAAATTAAACTACTTAATGAGAAGTTAGGTAAACATATTGAATTTATTGATCAAACTTATGAAGGACTTAAAAATCCAATTAACGCGGCAAGGAGGTGGTTAGGACGATGAAGGAACTTTGGGTAGAAAAATATAGACCAAAAGATGTCAAAGGCTATGTGTTCCGAGATGAACATCAACGTAAACAAGTTGAACAATGGATCAAAGACGGAACTATTCCGCACTTGCTATTTTCAGGAAATGCTGGTATTGGTAAAACTACCCTTGCTAAGATATTACTCAATCAACTAGAAGTAAATGATTTAGATGTATTAGAAATTAATGCTAGTAGGACTAATAGTGTAGAAGACGTTAGAGATAAGGTTGTAAACTTTGTACAAATGATTCCTTTTGGAGAATTTAAAGTTGTACTATTAGATGAAGCAGATTATCTAAGTCCAAACGCACAAGCGGCATTGCGTGGTGTAATGGAAGAATATCATACGACAAGTAGGTTCATACTTACTTGTAACTATCCAAATAGGATTATTCCGGCACTCCATAGTAGATGCCAAGGCTTTCATATTGAAAGAATTGATCAAACTGAGTTTACTGCCCGTGTAGCAGAAATACTTATTGCTGAAGAAATTACTCCAGATATTGATACATTAGATACATACGTAAAGGCAACATATCCTGACTTACGTAAGTGTATAAATATGGTACAAATGAATAGTGTCAGTGGTGAATTAGTTCCACCAGAAAAAAGCGACACTGGAGAAAGCGATTGGAAACTTGAAATGACTGAACTGTTTAAAGCAGGTCAGATTTCAAAAGCAAGAAAATTAGTTTGTAGTCAGGCCCGCCCTGAGGAGATCGAAGACGTGTACAAGTGGTTATATGACAACATTGATTTGTTTGGTGATGAAGCAAAGCAGGAAAGTGCTATTCTAATCATTAAACAAGGACTTGTTGATCATACACTTGTATCTGATCCAGAGATAAATCTAGCGGCAACTATGATTAGACTAGCAAGGATGAAATGACATACCTAGTTACTGAGGATTGTATTAAATGTAAACATATGGATTGCGTAGAAGTATGTCCTGTGGACTGTTTTTACGAGGGTGAAAACATGCTAGTAATACATCCAGACGAATGTATTGATTGCGGAGTATGTGAACCAGAATGTCCTGTTGATGCTATTGTTCCAGATGCGAATTTAGAAGGTACTGAATTAGATTATTGGATGAAAATTAATACAGACATGTCTAACAAGTGGCCAAACATCACAGAAGTAAGGTCCGATGATGTACCTGCTGATGCTAAAGAATGGGCAGGCAAACCTAATAAGAGAGAACTTTTATCCTTTGAGCCTGGTAAAGGTGATTAATGAAACTTAGATGTAAACACATTCTTTTAAGTCACAAAGACGCAGAAAATACTTCACATCAACGACCCTTAGGTACAGCCGTAACAGATGCTGAAAACATAATTAAAGATTTGAAAACAGGTAAAATTAAATTTGAAGATGCGGCCGCAGAACATAGTGCCTGTGCTAGTGGACCTAGACATGGCGGAGATCTTGGCTGGTTTGAAGAACATAAAATGCACCCTGACTTTACAAATGCTGTAAAAGTCATAGGAATAGATACTATAGGTCCACCTGTAATATCACCTTGGGGTGTTCATATTGTATTGAGGACAGGATGAATATAAAAAGATATGATTGGAATCATCTAATCACTCAACGAGATAGAGATGCGGTTTGTGACGATGTAGTACAAGCTGTAAAAGATGGAAAATTTTGGACCAATAGTCCCAAGTTTCAAACAAACTTCAATGTGTTTGGATTACCAAGTCCGCATTGGATGAAACTTAAAATGAGCTTTATAATGAGTTGTTTTATGTTTCTAGAAAAAGAAGTACAAATTAAAAACATTCAAGCATGGAGTTTTATGACTAAGCTACCAGGAGAAGATAGAGAAAAGCTATGGCATCATCACTGGCATGATATCAGCACCAATAGTATAAGTGGTGTGTATTATGTACACTTACCTGAAGCAGATGATGACTGTGGAACTGAGTTCGCTCCTAATGGTCCTAAAGAAAAAGAAAGATATATGGAGCCACCTTTCCTAGGTGGTTGGATAATTTACGAAAGTAAAGAATGGCATAGACCTGGATTGTTAAAATCTAATAATAATAGGTTTATCGTTGCCGCTGATATGATGTACTAGGAGTTTAAAATGGAAGTAAAATTAATAAGCTATTCACAGCCTGTGGAAAATTTAACAGCTCGGCATCTTATAGATGCTCAGGACTTAATTGCCTTTTGTGCTAGGGTAAGTAATCCTTCTAACCAAATGAACACAGAGACTAGTGAAAAGCTAATAAAATATCTAGTAAAACATAAACATTGGTCACCATTAGAAATGGTAAGTGCTTGTTTAGAAATTAAAACAACACGTGATATAGCACACCAAATTGTAAGACATCGAAGTTTTAGTTTTCAAGAATTTAGTCAGCGATACGCCGATCCTGAAGCACAAGGAGATATGTTTGAGTATAGCGAAGCTAGACTACAAGATACAAAGAACAGACAAAACTCTATTGAAGTAGAAGACAAAAAACTTCAACAGGAATGGGATTGGGCACAAAGACGTATTGCTGTATTAGCCAAAAAGGAATACGACTGGGCTATCAAAAAGGGTATAGCTAAAGAACAAGCCAGAAAAGTTCTTCCTGAAGGAATTACCAAAACAACACTTTACATGAATGGAACCCTAAGAAGTTGGGCCCATTACATTGAATTACGTGGCGCTAACGGTACCCAAAAAGAACATATGGATATTGCTCACGCTTGTGCCAGCGTCATCAGTAACATCTTTCCTTTGGTTGACGAACTAAACTAGTTCATCACCATACACTTCTAACACTTCTTTTACTGCTTCGTGTCGTTCGATATCCTTGTGTGAAAAGGTCACATATGATAGTCTACTAGCAGACGGATGTCTACTAAGGTTTCCTATAAAATCTAGCAGTCCGTTATCTTTCATACGGTCAGCTTGATTAAGGTCACCTGTTACTGCCATCTTTGATCCTTCTCCTAAACGAGTGAGTAACATTTTCATTTGACTTACTGTTGAATTCTGCATTTCATCCGCAATGATATAGGCATTTTTAAAAGTTCTACCACGCATATATGCTAATGGAGAAATTTCTATAATTCCTTCGTTTATCATTCCTTCTATTTCTCGAGCGTTAAAATACTCTCTCAAAACATCAAATACAGGTCGTGTCCATGGAGCCATCTTTTGCTCCAAAGTTCCTGGTAAAAATCCAAGATCTTCATCTACAGAAACTGCGGGTCTAGTTACAATAATCTTGTCAACTTTACCTTCTTTAAAAAGTTTTACAGCAGTCAAAACCGCAATGATCGTTTTTCCTGTTCCAGCTGGACCAATTCCAAAGACTACGTCTTTACTCGAGTCAGTAAGGGTAAGCAGGTATGTTTCCTGGGATCTATTTCGCGGGTATATTTTAACGACTTTTTTCTTTTCTGGAAGATAATTATTTAATTGAACAACATTACTGTGAAAGTTTTTGCTCTTGCGAGCTCGCTTTGCACTCATGAAGTGTCCTCCTTTATATGACTTCAGTAGGTGTCTTTCCTACACAAATATTTAGTAGGTCAATCCAACAAGTTAAACACAAAGACAATTATGGATAAATAATAGTAACATACAGGAAACACCAATGAAAGACGTTTTAGAGGTAATAAAGAACATACAAAGCATATACGAAAGCGATATGTCTTTTCAGGTTTTAAAGGACTTTGAAAGAGTGCTTGACGACCTTGATTTGTATGTCTACGACAACTGGATGGACGGAGAGCTAGTAAGCGGCCCTAAAATAGGTAGGCATTGGGTAACTTGTGCGTTTATGTGGGATTTAGATAAAATGCCTGATCCTATGGGTGGCAAAAGATTACTAGATTACGACTGTAAGGTTACCTATAAACGAGATGGTATTATTAAGCCACGAAAAATAAGAAAGCCCGACGACATTAGACCAGGTACTAAAAAGGGTAAATTAGATATAACACCTATCTGGGTAGTAGAAATTATGATGCCTAAGAAACTAATAGCTGATATCTATACTGGTTATAGAGCACAGGAAGATATAGGTACAGATCCTACTATTACTCCAACCATTGCTCCAGAAATAGAACCAGCTGAAACAGGTGTTGAAGCTACACAGGGTACGGAGGAAGTTGTTTAATGGGATTAATTAAAAACGATTTACAATTACTAGTCGACAATGTACTAGAGATAGATTCTTATAAATCAAAAATGGGTACAGATAGAGATATTGTTACCCTTGCTTTTTCTGTGAACGGAAAAGACCCAGCAACAGATTTAGAAAACTTTATTGAAAAAGGATATCCTTTTGTATTAGACGCTGATGTTACTTCAGGTGAACAAAGCGACGGAACTTATAAAGTGTTTGTCGAAATAGAAAGAAACAAAGATGTAGGTTCACAAATAATGGAAATTGCTGACGGTGTAACAAAACTTGCTGATGTCGATAAGTTAAGATTTAGATATTACAAAAATTTTAAAAGCAAAGAATTAAACAACGAAAACATCACTGAAGAGATACCATTGGATGGAGATTCATATGATGTTAAAACAAAAGAGTCTCATTTAGAAAATTACAAGAACTTTTTTACAAACAGTTATGCTGAAAGTATAAAATTAGTAGGTGATACATTAACCGTTAAAAACACTTATCAGCAACCTGTACATTTTGAAGTTATAGATTTTGGCAAAGGAATGCCAATTAAAGAAACAATTAATATGGATCACATGTCTGAAGTAATTTGGTTAACAAAATACTTAGGCGACTACAATATAAACAAATTCGGTAAAGATCTTGTTTTAGAAAACCAAGGATATGTGTTAAAGTTACGAAGGATCTTTTAGTGACTAATTGCCAAAACTGCGGCCACGAATCACATTGTGGTACACCCTTGTACAAGGACATGATAGACGGCGATAATCGACAAGTAAATATAGAAGTATGCAAACAATGTAGATGTGAAGTTTGCCAAAAAAAGGATTAGACTAATGGCTAAAGAACATTTTAAATTTGATTTTGACGAGTGGATGGCTGAAGAGCTTATTCACAGAGATGACTGGAAAGACTGGTATGAGGCAATGTGTGAAATACTTCCTTTGTGGGGAGTAGATACTATTGAAAGAGTTTCAATGTTTATAGCACAATGTGGACACGAATCAGGCGGCTTTAGGGTTTTATCAGAAAACCTTAATTATAGTGCTAGTGCTTTGAATAAAATCTTTCCTAAATATTTTGTAAGGGCAGGAAGAAATGCACAAGATTATCATAGACAACCTGAGAATATTGCTAATGTTATCTACGCAAGTAGGATGGATAATGGAGATACTGATTCAGGAGACGGTTGGCGTTTCAGAGGAGGTGGCATACTTCAGCTCACGGGAAGATACAACTACACGCAATTCGGAAAGGCAGTAGAAATGTCACCCGAAGAGGCAGTTGACTATGTACGCACAAAAAAAGGTGCGTTAGATTCAGCTTGTTGGTTTTGGGACACAAATGATATCAACAAATACTGTGATGACCAAGATATCAAAGGCGCAACTAAACGTATTAACGGTGGATACATTGGCTTAGAAGATCGTAAAAAACATTACCTACATGCTCTTGATGTATTAGGTGGAGATTTTGAAGAGCCAGAAGTAGACTATAATCAAACTATTAGAGTAGGATCACGAGGTCCGTTAGTAGCAGAAGTACAACAAAAATTAGACATTGATCCTGCGGACGGTATCTTTGGCCCAGGAACAGCTAAAATTGTTAAACACTGGCAAAGCTCTAACGGATTGGTAGCTGATGGTATAGTAGGACCGAAAACCATCGGAAAGTTGTTAGGCTAAATAAAATTATGTTTAGTGGATTAAAGATTGCTGTAGTACTGATAATTCTAAGTGTTGCTGGAGGTGGGTTTTTCTATGTAAAACAGTTACAGTCCAACTTAGAAATAGCAAGATTAAACAATGCTAAACTTTCATCAGCAGTTGAAACTAGTGAAGCAAGTATAGCATTACTAAAAGAAGATAATGTAAGACTAAACAACTTATCAGACCAATTACAAAACGATTTACAAAAAGCAGAAAAGTATGGTGATAATTTACGTAATAGATTACGTGAACTTGATCTAGTACAAGATGCTATAAGAGATAGTAAAGACTTAGAAGGAAGGATGAATGGTGCCACAGCTAAATTATGGCGCGAGCTTGAAGCCGCTACTGGCGGTGATGGTAGTACTCCTCTTCCTAACTGGGTGCTCGACGTTCCGGGAACCGGAAATAAAAGTAGTGACTCAGATAGAGAAGACAACAGTACCGATAGTAGCTCGACCAAAACCGATTGATCTAGTAGATACTAGAGTTTATGTTGTCACAAAGGACAACTATGAATCCTTTGTGAAAGAATTTACTGCCGAACATGGTGAGTTAGCTTATGTAGTCTTATCTATGAAAGACTATGAAAATCTAGCTATAAATGTAGCAGACCTAAGACGCTATATTGAACAGCAGACGGAAATAATTGTATATTATGAGAACGCTGTTAAGCCTAATCCTACTGACGACACTTCTAAGTAGTTGTAGTAAAAAGATCAACTGCGAAGCCAAACCCGATCCCAAAATACAAATAGAAAATAATGTTGCTACTGTAGACCCTGGAGCAACTGTTTCTTGTTCATTTTAATTTATAAATATTTGTATGAGCTGTTTAGATATTTTACAGGTACACGAACCTAAGAGATTTCCTAAAAACAAACACAATAGTTATGGCTATAGATGTAATGAATTTGAAAGCTATGATTGGAGTGATAGTATCTTATTTCTAGGATGTAGCCATGTTTATGGTATGTCAAATTTAAATGAAAATACTATTCCTTATTTGTATTCAACCATTTCAGGAAATACTGCTATTAATATGGGTATTTGTGGTGGTAACCCTGAAACTATTTTCCATAATACTTTCGCTTTAATTGAAAAAGAATTTATTCCGAAACAGGTAGCTATATTATGGCCAGAAATTAGTAGACAACTATATTACAAAGGTGATAAACTAGGAAGCAGAAAAAGACCATTATTGTTAGGTAATTGGAGTGAAAAGGCAGAAAAGGCGTTATGGCAACAACACATATTGTATACCGAAAATTATATGACAAAAGCATACCTAATACAGAAGGCTGTAAACAACGCTTGGCAATTAGAAAACACAAAAGTTACTAACTTTACGTTTAGAAAAAAGAAACTTACACAAGAAGGAAAAATATTATTTCCTTTTACCGTTCTACCAGCACAGGTTGATGAAGCACAAGATGGTGTTCACCATGGCCCTAAAAGTAACATAAACTACGCAAAATTTATACATAAATACTTGTGATGGAACAGATTTACGAAATGATAGCAAGAATGGCGACAGACCGTTTATGGATATACACAGCATTGGCAGGGTCTTTATTTGGTGCGGCATTTTTGTTTTGGTTTAAAGATACAAGAATAGCTATATGGGCAGTTTCTAAATTTGATAGTACATTAGAG